GGCAGCCCGCGGAAGATCGACCTCGCCATCTGCGCCGTCGGCGCGTTCGACCGGGCGACGTACTACGCCGGTGCGCCCGGCCCCCAGGAGACCGAGTACGCATGGTGACCCGTAGCCGCCTCGCCGGCGCCTTCCTCGTCGCGGCCGGCGCCGTCATCGCCATCGTCGGCGTCGCCCTGTTCTCCGTCCCGGTCGCCGTCGTGCTGGCCGGCATCCTGACCGCCGCCATCGGTATCTCCCTCGTCATCGAGGTGCGCCCGTGAACATCCTCCAGCGCATCCTCAACAGCTCGCCCGAGCAGCGCGGCGTGACGTGGCCCTTCGGTCGAGTGGTCGGGGGGATGCCGTTCCCGCTCTTCCAGCAGCAGACGCTCATCGGCCCGAAGGAAGAGGTCGCGGGCGACTACGAGGGGCTGACGACCGGCGCCTACACCGGCAACGGCATCGTCTTCGCCTGCCTCAACGCCCGAATGGCGCTCTTCACGCAAGCCCGCCCCATGTGGCGCCGGCTCCGCAGCGGGACGCCGGGCGAGCTGTACAGCACCCCGGCCCTGGAGATCCTGCGGAGGCCGTGGCCCAACGGCAATACGAGCGACCTCCTTGGGCGGATGGCCCAGGACGGCGACCTCGGCGGGAACGCGTTCATCGCCCGCCGCGTCGGCAAGCTGGTCAGGCTGCGCCCCGATTGGATCACGATGATGCACGGCGTCGAGCGCCGCACGACGGACGCCTGGGACCCCGACGCCGAGGTCATCGCCTACATCTACCAGCCGGGCGGCCCCGGCGGCGGGCGCGACCCGATCGTCTACCTCCCCGAGGAGGTCGCCCACTTCGTCCCGTCGGGCCTGACTGACCCGCTGGCCCCCGCCCGCGGCATCTCCTGGCTCACCCCGCTCATCCGCGAGATCGAAGCGGACACCGCGGCCACGGCGCACAAGCTCGCATTCTTCCGCAACGGGGCGACCCCGAACATGATCGTCACCGGGGTCCAGCCGGCCGCCAACCAGACGCTCCAGGACTGGGTCGACAAGTGGCGGTCGAAGAACGAAGGCGTCGGAAACGCCTACAAGACGCAGTTCTATACGGCCGGTGTCTCCGCTGAGGTCGTGGGCGTCAATCTGCGGGACATGGATTACAAGCTCGTCATGGCCCTCGGGGAAACGCGCATCGCCGCGGCCGCCGGCACGCCCCCCGTCGTCGTCGGCCTGTCCGAGGGTTTGCAGGGCTCCAGCCTCAACGCCGGCAACTTCACGGCGTCGATGCGCCGCTTCGCGGACCTGACCGGGCGGCCCTGGTGGGCCAGCGCGTTCGCCTCGCTCGCGACCATCGTGCCGCCCAATAGCGATTCAGAACTGTTCTACGACGACCGCTACATCCCGGCCCTCAAGGACGACATCAAAGACGCGGCCGAGGTGCAGGCGCTCAACGCGCAGGCGATCCGCCAGTACGTCGACGCCGGGTTTGATCCCGCGACCGTCGTGGATGCCGTGAACGCGGGCGACCTCAAGCGGCTGAAGCATCTCGGCCTCTGGAGTGTTCAGCTCCAACCTCCCATGCCCAACGGGCCACCCGAGCCCGAACCGACTCAGCCCGAAGGCCCGGTACCAGCCGGGTCTTCCGATTCAGAGGAGGGCGCGTGATGCCCGAAGAGATCCAAGGGCCGCAGCACGCTCCGCGCGACGACCTCTACCGGGCGATGCAGGGCGGCATCACGTCCGAGGACGGCAAGGCGCTGACCATCCGCCTAGCGCCCCATGACCAGTGGGCGGAGATCCAGTCCGTGACCGAAGGCCACTTCATGGAGCGGTTCAGCCGGACGGCGTACCGCAAGACAATGGCCGAGAGCGTCCCCAAGATCCTTTTCAACCACGGCAAGGACCCGGAGATCGGCGAGAAGGTCATCGCCACGACCGACGAGGTCGGCGAGGACGCGGTGAGCCCGTTCGCCCGTGGCCAGATCCTCGACGGCTTGCCCGAGCTGGTTGTCGACGGCCTGCGGAAGAACGTCTACGGCGCATCCCATCGCTTCAGCGTGGTCCGCGAGTCGTGGGTAGACAGCCCCATCGGCGGGCCGCACAACCCGACGAAGCTGCCCGAACGAACGATCACCGAGGCCCGGCTCTACGAGCTGGGGCCGGTCACCTGGCCGGCCTACGCCTCGGCGTCCGCCTCCCTGCGGTCGCTCACCGACGAGTACCGCGGCATCCCAACAGAGCCGGAAGCACCCTCCCTCGACGCCGAGGCCGAAGAGCCTCACCTCGAGCCGGAGCGCCGCGATGAGCCGGTCGTCGTCGCAGCCATCCAGCATGAGGAGATCACGACGGTGCCATTCGACATCACGCAGTACATCACCCGCGACGAGAAGGTCGCCCGGGTGGCCGAGATCGAGCGCGAGATGGAGACGCTCGATAAGCAGTTCGACTCGATGAAGATGCCCGACGAGCCGCAGGCACGCTGGGACGAGATGTTCGCCGAGAAGCGGGCGCTCGCCGAGGCCGTGGAAGCGGCCGACACCCGCAAGCGCCAGATGATGGACGCCTGGAACGCTCGGACGGCCACGACGCCCGAGGCCGGGTACTCCCCGCCGCCCGTCAACGTCATCAAGCAGCGCGACCTGGCGTCGATCTACGACGTCCAGCGCACGATGCGCGAGTCTCGCAGTACCGAGCAGTTCGAGTCCACCCTCCACGACAATGCGATGCGCGCCGTCGAGGGTGCCGCGTTCCAGGCCACCGAGCGGACCAAGGGCCAGGGCGAGATCGAGTACCTCGTCAAGGGCGGCGGGCCCCTCGACCAGATCGACACCACGGAGGTCGCCAAGCGCGTCCTCTACACCGGCTCGCCCGCCTACCGCCGCGCATACCGGAAGTGGCTCATCGCGGGGTCGTCGGGCAACCCGATGTTCACCCCGGAGGAGGGCGCTGCCTTCCACGAGTCCCGCGCCTCGCTGGTCACGGCCAGCAACACGGCCGTGCCGTTCGACCTCGACCCCACGATGATCATCAACACCAGCGGCGCGATCAACCCGTACCGCCAGGCGTTCCGCGTCGTCAAGACGACCAGCAACGACTGGCGCCCGTCGGTCTCGTCCGGCATGACGGCCGTGTACGAGACCGAGGCCACGGCGGCCTCGGACCTCGCCCCGACCTTCACCGCGCCGGCCCGCCTGCTGGTCAAGGCGCACACCCTCGCCAAGTACTCGGTGGAGATCCAGCAGGACTACGCGCTCGGTTCCCTCGAGGCCGAGTTGGCCCGCGAGATCGCGGACGCCAAGGACGTCCTCGAGGCCGACGAGTTCGGCAACGGCATCGGCACCGGCCATCACCCGATGGGCATCTTCACCTACTACACCCTCAACTACCTCGACACGACGACCACCCTGGTGGTCGTCCCGAAGGATCTCTACGCGCTGGCCGCCAACATCGGCCCGCGCTACCGGGGCAACCTGGCGTGGCTCGGCTCCCCGTACTTCTACAGCCTCGTGCGCGGCATCGACACCGCGGGCGGCGCCGGCCTCTGGGTCGACAACCTGTCCCTCGGCGGCAGCCTCGGCGCCATGGAGAACAACGGGCGGCTCGGCTCCCTCGTCGGCTACCCGGCATTCGAGTGCATCGCCCCGGCGAACACCTCGATGGCGACGACCGAGAAGGTGGCGATCCTCGCCAACAGAGAGCGGTTCGTGATCATCGACCGCATCGGCCTCAACCTCCAGCAGATGCCGTTCGTCTCGGCATCCACCGGCCTCCCCAACGGCGAGGAGATGGTCTACGCCTGGTGGAGAAATACCTCGGTCGGCCTGGGGCTGAACACCTCCGGCGCCGGACGCGAGGCGTGCATCTTCCGCGGCAAGTAGTCCTGCAACCAGCGGGGGCCGGGCGACTCTCCCGGCCCCCACCCCCAAGGAGCGAAGTGGGAACCAACCCGCACGACACCTGGTACATCGCCAACTGCTCGTGGGCGAGTGCCGACCCGGAGTTCCCCAACGGCGTCAAGGGCAAGACGCGGGTGCGCGGGTCGGACCCCATGTATCGCAAGTGGCCTGACTTCTTCGACCCCATCATCTCGTCCGACCGCTCGGCGCCCGCCGTCGAGGAGGCCGTGGCGATCCCCGGCAGGAAGCGAGGCGAGTAGTGGCAACGATCCAGAACACGCCCAATGCCACGCTCACCGGCCAGCTGGACATCCGCCCCGGTGGCGTCGAGGCGATCATCAGCAACTCGCTGGCGAACCCGACGGTCGTGACCACGCTTGCGCCGCACGGCCTGACCAGCGGCGATTACGTGTTCTTCACCGCGTCCGCGGTGTCCAACCCCTTGCTGACGGCGAGCCCACAGCAGGTCGTCACCGTCGTCTCGGCGACCACCTTCTCGGTGCCGGTCAACTGCACCACGGGTGGCACGTCGGGCGCCTACGACTACGCGATCACCTCGATCCCGACCACGCCCGGCGCCGCCCCGCTTATCAATGTCGGTCGCGAGCACGGCCTCCGGGTCGGTGACACGGTGACGATCTCGGCCTCGGGCTCGACGCCCGACCTCAACGGGGCCCAGATCGTCACGGCGGTCGATGACCCGCGATCGTTCCGCGTCCTCACCTCGGCGGCCCCGACCACGGGCGCCGGCAGCACGACGGCTGCCCACTACTCCAAGACCACGTTCTACAGCGACGTCTACATCCGGCCGCAGGGCAGCGCCGGCGGGATCTCGCTCACCAGCGTCATTGGCACCGCGCCGGTGACGAACCTCGTCGACATGCAGGCGAGCATCGACGGGTCGAGCTGGTTCAACTGCATCTACTCGGCGGTGACCACGCCGCAGACGGCCATCGCCGGAACGCAGATCACCATCACGACCGCCGTGACGACGAACTACTGGTTCCCGAGCGCCTGGGCGCCGGCCGTCGGAGGGCAGGGCTGGCGGTACTTCCGGCTCAAGTTCACCTCGAGCACCAACATCATCATGTCGGCCAACATCGTGGCCGTCTGATGGACTGCCTCTACTGCGGGAAGCCAGCCACCCGTCTCGACCTCTGCCACGGCCGGCTCCCCGTATGCGACCAGCACCTCGGCATCGGGCACCAGGTCGAGTCGATCCCCCCGGTGCCCAAGCCCGGCAAGCGCAACCCCTGAAGGAGGGAGCGAACGTGAACGTCCTTCGTCTCATCCCGAGGAACCGTCCTC